ATATTCCGTTTACCATTATATTTTTATGACTTGAATCTTGTATTTTATTTTGTTTAATAACATTTAATAATGTAATATATTTGTCTTCAGAAACCAAATGATATTTAGAAAGATTATTTCTCTCAACACATTGTTTAAGAAAGTGTTCACATGACCAATCTGTTATATACTCCCAAATTTTTCCATTATAATTAGATATCTTAAGAGATTCATTATAAGTATCATCTATATATTTTTTATCATTTAGATAATCAGCTTTTGATATATTTATAAAATAAAAATTAGTTTGAGGATAAAAATCTTGAAATATTATTTTTTCAAAATCAAAATTATATTTAATCATTCCTCCATAGCCGATACCATTTAAATAATAAAAGTCAGCTTTGTCAATATTAATATCTAAAACTTCATTAGTTAATATAATATCATTAGCTGATTTACATAACCATTCTATATTATTATCTTTACAATAATCAAAAAGTAAATTATCTAAATCTGCTGTTCCAAAGTTATGACCTCGATTAAAAGAAGGAGTTAATAAAACACAATTTAAATATTTATCCCACATATTTTTATAAGGAGATATTAAATCTTTATTTTTAAAATTAGTAGCTACAATTACCAATTTATATTCTTTTAATATATCTAAATTATAAACAAGATATTGTTCTACTAAATCTATATCATCTTGAGATGAAATATATCCTATAGTACCATAAACTGATTTATTAATAAGTTGCTTTAAATTCATCTACTGAAATTAAATTTAATAATTGTTTTCTATTAGAATTAAAATACTCCCAATCCCATATATTGTCTTGGGATGTAGTATATTTATTTGTATTATTTTGAATTACTCCTACACCAAAATCAGTATCAACAACACAACATTTAACATTTGGATGATGTGCCTTATAATCAACAAATGATTTCCAAACATCACCATTCCATGCTATAGTTTGCCTTGGTATTAATTGAGCTTCATAACTTACTGGATTACAGTCATGTAATAAAATAAATCCATTATCTACTAAATGATTAAAAGCATTTTTAATATCTTTAGTCACTTGTTCTGAATGATGTAAACCATCTATAAAAATAATATCATATTTTATATTCTCATGATTTTTAATTAAATCAAAAAATTCATTAGAAGTCATAGGATAATTTACTTCAGAAGCTATAAATGATTCAGCTCCTGGGTCTACTCCATCTTTATGAATTGCTCTTACTTCTTTAATATTTTCTCCTTTAAATACTCCTATTTCTAAATAGTTAACTAAATTATATTTTTCAATTAAATAATTAATTAAATCATAACGTTTAACTTCACTATTTAAATAACGAATTACTTCAGGTTCATTAAGATTATTTATCATAATGTGTTATAATAGTTATTTTGTCTTTCTTGTCTTTCAATTGTTTTAGGATGATATAAACAAAAACTTTCCATATCTGGGAGAGCTGAATATATCCCTATCCCTGTTATTTGTTCATGTACTTTATTTTTCCAGTATATGTTTTTAGATTTTTTATATATTCGAGTTTGGTAATCAGGAAAATTAACCCATCCATTTTCATTTAAGTTCCATCTCCATTGTTTAATATGATCCTCAGTTATACCATTTACAGTATTAATTCTAGGTACATAAAATAATTCTACATCTGGATTTGTCTCTATCAATTCAGGAAGTGATTCTATTAAATATTGATGAGGATACTCATCTGCATCAATTTGAAAAATATAATCTCCAGAGCATAAATCTGTTAAATAATTTTTCCAATCAGCAAAATCATTTTCAAATCGTTTTCCAAACCATGAATATTCTCCATTGACTGAATGTGATCGTAGATATTCTTCTACTTTTTTAGAACCATTAGCCTCATCAAACAAAATTACTATTTCGTCTACTGTGCGTTTAAATTTTAATAAGACATCTACTAAACGTTGTAATTCGCTTAATTCATCTTTAACAGTAATGGCATAACTAATTTTCATATTATAATTTTTATTCTGGTAAAATACCTACATAAGATAAAGCGTCCATAAAGTTTTTTTCATCAAAATGAGCTACAGTTGACATATCCATTTTATTTTCATAAAATTTATCTTTTTTACCTGGAATAGGATATTTATGTTTTTCTTCTTCTTTAATTTTAACTGATTTAGCGGCTGACCATTTCCAATTAGTTATATTTGCTCCATTTGCAAATATCATTCCTTTATCAGGAACATTAATCATACTTGGCATCCACATTAATCCATCTTCATCTTTATAGATTAAGTCTTTATATAATTCAGGTAATAATTCTTTTTGTTGTTCAAAAAATTCTTCACCTTCCTTCATTAATGAATTAGTTTGGAAACCACATCCGTAACAAAAATGATTAGTTATTTCAGGAGTTACTTCTTGTGAGTAACAAGCGTCGCTTCCGCAACGCTTACATATTGTTAAATTATCCATTATTTTCTACTTTAGTTAATTTAGGTAATTCTATTTTCTTTAATTGAGGTAATTTTATTTCAACTTGTTTAGGAAACTCAGGAATATTTTTAGTAAATATTTCATCTAATTTATCCTTCATTTTATTCCAACTAAACTCTGTTTTAGATTTATATGCTTGTCTATTAGCGTTATCAGTATATTTTTTATAATTTTCAAATACATCTTTTAAATAGAAACCTACTTGTCCTTGATCTACTGAAAACCAATTACTTTCTTTTAATAACATTGTATTAGCAGCACTTGGATGAACTGGAGTTAATTGACCTGGTAATAGTATAGTAAAGTCTTTACTTAAGAAATCTGTATGTCCACTCCAATTAGTAGTTATAATAGGTTTTTTAGCTAAACTAAATTCTAATAATGGACGACCGAATCCTTCACCTTTAGTTAAATTAACCATTGCTTTTACTTTTTTATGATTATATAACTGATTCATTTCTTCATCAGTAAACTCACCATGTAATAAGTAAATATTAGGTAAAGTAGTTGCTTTAACTGTTTTACGAATTAATTTAATACGTTTAAGTAATTCTTCTCTATCTACAGTTGATGAACCAACCATTGATGTCTTTAAGATTAAAGCAGGTGCTTTAGATTTATTTTTAAATATTTCATAAAATGCTTTAATTAATAAACCTACATTTTTTCTATCTTCACCTAATTGACCTTGCATCCAATGACCTACAAATAAGTAAGCAAATGATTCTGGAATTGAGTCTATTGTTTTAATAAATGAATCTTCTGTTGTTTCTATTTTGTCTAATACTTTATATATATCTGTATTAGCTCCTTCAAATAATACTTCAATTGGTTTATTTAATACAATTGAACCTTCACGTTGTTGTGTTTGTGAGTTTACTTTTTCAAATTTAGTTTCTTCAAATACTTTTTTAGTATGTTCTGATGATACTAAAGTTAAATTCATTCTATTCACGCCTTCTAAAAACTCATGTGAACAAGCTGTTGTTTCAATACCCGCTGTAACTCCAATACTATATTTACCCATAGGTTGGAATTCATTAGGTACTGTAATTTGCATCCATATTTCAGGTTGTTGATTTAAAGGTGCGTTTAAAATATATTGTTTTAAAAATGTCCATTCAGAATGATCATCTGTAAAACCCCAAGGTGTTTCTCCCCAACGTTGTGGGATTAGTTTCACCTCGTATTTATCTAATTCAATTATTGCTTTTATTAAGTCACGAGCTCTAGCTCCGTAACCAGAGTAAGTATCAAATGGTGATGATATTACAAATAAGGGTTTGTTCATAACAATTAATATAATAATTTATGTGGTACAATTCTATCTTCTACTTCATTAACATTAATGAATTCATATTTAGGTCTTGGTGTCCAAGTAGCAAATAATTTATCTAATGTTTCAATAATATTTACTCCCATTTTTTCACCTGTAAATCCAGCTTCATCACTTAATGCCCATTCTCTACCTTTAGCTCCTCTACGTTTTCTTTCTTCTTTACCTAATTTATAAACCTTCATTAATTCTTCAGCTGCGTCTTCTGCTCTACATCTATCATCCCAAATATAAGGAGTTAATGGAGAACCAACAAGTGATTTATTAGTTGGGTAAACTGGAAATGCCCATTCACCATGTTCTTTAATTGTTCCATTATGGTTAGAAGGAAAATCAGCGTCAAAATCAACCCATTTACCATCTTTAACAAAACGCATTTGATCTTGCATTCCACCTGTCACGTTAGCAATAATTGGATTTCCTACTAATAATGCTTCAGTTAAACTTAAACCCCATCCTTCATTTGATGTTAATTGAATTTGAACGTCAGTTAAATTATATAACCAATTCATTTGATTAGGAGCTAAACGATGTTCTGAAAATATAATATTATATTTATTATCATTTAAAAATAATTCTCTTACCGCTTCTAAATCTGTACCATTATCATCTATAATTTGAGTATGTAAAACAAAAGCACATTTTTTAGCTTGTTCTTCTGTTAATTGGTCTATAAAGAACTTATAAGCCAACATTGTATCTGGAATTTGTTTTCTACGAATATTTCTAGAGTTAAAGAAAACTACAAATTCATAATTTTTATCTCCAAATATTGCTTTTTTAAATTGTATCATGTCTTTATATTGAGCATGATTTTCATCTATAGGAAACATTAATTCATGATTTAAACCATGAGGTACATATTGGATAATTTTATCCTTAGCTTTATCACCTAAAACTAACTTATTAATATTTACTGTTTGTTTTGATATACCTAACAATGCATCACATGCTTCATAATAAGCTTTATTATACATTGGTGCTGGATAATCATCCCAAATATTTAAATAAATAATAGGAATTTGTTTACGGATTTCATTTTCCATTTGGAATAACCAAATAAAATATCTTGGATCAGTAATTAAGAATATTGCATCTGGTTTTTCAATTTGCAATAATTGTCTTAATAATAAAGGATCTCCGTAACCATTTACAGGATATAAAACAACATTTGAATCTGTTAGATTTGTATTTTTGTTTGTGTCTTCAGATAAATCGAAACGTTTACCCGCATCTGGATGTTGGATAGCTCCTCCTATATTTACCCAATTGAAATGTTGAGCTGTATGTAATACAACTTCTCTTGCTACAGTAGCGATACCTGAGTGGACTCTTATGTCATCACATATTAACAGGATTTTTTTCCTCTCATTAGGAGGTAAATAAGCAAAACTTGAATTCATATAAAACTATTATAATAAAATTTTTTTATTTCTCCAAATCTAAAGAATTATGAGAGTGAATTTTTTTACGAAAATCTTCATCTGTCAAATATAAATGTATAGCTCTATCAGCTAGTTTTTGAAATGAAAATTTACGCTTTACGCATTCAACTCTGAATTCTTCAAATAGGTCACTTTGTATTTTAACACTTGTTAGTGTCATATCTTTCTTTTCCATAATTTTGTATATATTGATATTTGATTATAAATATATACGTTTTTATAGAATTGCGTAAGAACATAAATTATTAGTTGAGAAAGGACAATATTTACAATTAAATGAGGATGGATTTGGAGTATGTTCTACTTCTTTATAAGTACCATCTTGATTAAAACAATTAACTATAAATTCATTCATAGCGTTTATTGCTTTATTTACTTTAACTTTACCACTTGCTGGTTTAAATTCTTGAATGTGTCTCTGAACGTATTCAGCATCTTCTTGAATTTTACGTTTTAGTATAACAAAATTAATATCAATACTATCTACATCTAAATTAAATTGTTCAGCAAAAAACTGTTTATAAAGAATTAATTGAAATTGTTTATCTTCATCTTTTTTAGCCGCATCATTCCAACCTCTAGTAGACGTTTTAAAATCGATTATAGTAAATGTATGTGTGGGTTCATGGTATAATACAAGGTCTAAATACCCATTGTATATCACGTTTTTATACAGTTTATTAGGGCGTAATGATATAGGCACCTCACATCCTACTAAATACCAACCTCGTTTACTAAAATATTTCTTTTTATTTTTTTTTAAATAAGATAATATCTTTAATCCATCCTCATAAAATTCATTTAACTCTTCAGGACTACTAAAATGTACTTTTTTATTTTTCTTATATTCATCAGCATACAACACACTCAATTTAGTTTCAAACATTGATTCTAAATCTAAAGTATCAGCAACAGTATAGTTTTCTTCATACATTTTTGTAATATAATGTTGAATAACCTCATGCATTGCTGTTCCAAAGATAAAATGTATAGAAGGTGCATAAACGTAATTACCATCTTTGTATTGTAATTTCCATTTGTGAGCACAGCTTCTATACATTGATAATTGACTATATGATATAGTTTTTTCATATCTATAATCAGTATCTTGTTTTTGAAACTTTTGAATTTGTTTTATTATTGAGGGAATTTTCTTAGCCATTTTACTTTTTCCATAAATCACGCTCTACTAATTGAGCTATGATTCCGTAGTTAACTATATCCTGATATGTATCAATTAATGATTCATTATTGGCTTTACGTTTTTTAATAATTAGATTTTTCCAACGACTAACTTTATCACTTAATCGGTACCATAAACCTGTTAATGCAAACTCTTTTTCATCATCGTTTGCTAATTGAGTCCCAGCTGAAATATTAGACATACCATAGTCTAAATGTTTTTTAGCAAATAATTCAAATTGTTCTAATATTATTTGTTTATAACCTTCTGCTATAGTAGGATATTCTTGTTCTAATATTTTGATATAATCTGGTTTTACTTTAGTTGAATAATTTGTTTCACCTGTTGTTATTCTATTATCACTCATTTTAATTCTTTTAATAGTGTTTTCTTAACTTTATCATCTAATCCTAACTCAGTAAGAATATTTTCTATATCACTTTTAGATAATATAGTTATATATTCACTAGCTTCTTTTTTTGAACATTGAAAATAGTAAGCTATCTGAGTTAGTAATTCTGATGAATATGATTTAGTTGTAGATTTTATATATTTACTATATAATGATTTTTTAGGTAGAATATTTAAATAAACATTATATATTTGTTCTTTACTAGTAGGAGGCATTTTTTGAACAATATTAGCTAGTTCAATATAGTTTTCATCCATACTTAACACTTTATGAATCATATAAGAATTAAAATCATTTTTCTCATCTTCAGTATATGATTTCCAAGGTGTTTTATTTACAGTTAAGTGTTTTATAAAATCCCAAGGTGTCATTAGTCTTGTGTTTGATTTAACTCAGCGTATTCTTCTCTTAATTCTTTAGGAAGTAAATCAGTTAATACTTTTCCTGTTTTAACATCAAAGAATACTGGAATAGGAATTAATCCATCTTCTGCTCCACCAGTAATAAATCTAGATACTTTTCTTAAAATAACACCTTCTTGAAAGATATGATTTCCATCTTCAGATGTTACAGCCGTTGTAGTTGATAAATCAATTTGGGCTTGAGGTAATTGTTGTTTGTTCATTTTATATTATTTGTTTTTTAGTTATAACTTTTAATATTTTAGATATACAAGACATCATATTAATTTCTTTATCAATTCTAAAGTTTGATTGATATTGCATTTCAGAAACAATTATAATAACTTCTCCATCATTTCCTTTACTATACTCTTCTACTCTATCATATAATGCTCTAAATAATTCATCATATTCATTTATATTAGAGTCAGCTATTATTTGTTTAATAATTTTCCAAGATGTAGCTTTAGATTTAGTTAATTCACTTATTACTTTATCTATATAATTAGATGCTACTAATAATGAGTTATCTAATGTTAATTTACCATCATGAGTTGATAATTGACAAGTATTTAAAATCTTTCTTAAGTCAGGATAAAACTGGTTTACTACAGTTTTAATAGACTCTAAATCATATTCTGTGTTTTCCTTTTCTAAAACACTAACAACATGTTTTGCAACTTCACCTTTTGATGGAGGTACAATTTTTAATACTTGACATCTTGATTGTAATGGATCAATTATTCGTTCTATAAAGTTACAAGTTAAAATAAAACGAGTACTTATAGAATAAGTTTCAATAACATTTCTTAATGCTGCTTGTCCTTGTATTGTAATAAAATCAGCTTCATCTAATATGATTACTTTTAAAGGTTTGAATGAAGCTGTAGAGGCGAAACCTTGTACTTTGTCTCGTATAGTTTCTATACCTCTCTCATCGCTTGCGTTTATATAAAGATAATCACAATTAATGTTATTAACTAGAAGTTTTGCTAATGTTGTTTTACCTGTTCCAGGAGGACCATAAAATAATAAGTTCTGAATATCATTTTGATTGATATACTTTTCAACAACTTGTTTTAAAGTCTCATTACCAACATACTCGTCTAATACTTTAGAACGATATTTTTCTACATATAACTTGTGTTCT